CCCCTTGGTCTCTGGCTTTAATGCCGTCACTTCATAGTCAAACGCACAGGGTCTATCTGTAGCTCTTGTGAACCTATCTATTAGCTTGGCGGCTACGTGGGGCCGGTATTCGATACGTACTTCACTGGCGTAGTCCTTGGGCTTGGGTGGCCGGGTTCCTGCTACCTCTACAGCCTTAGCCAAGTGCTTGCGGAACAGCAAATCGAGCACTGGCTTTTCATTACGCAACAAGAACGAAGGGTGCCACGTAGGTACTATCCAAGCATTAGGGTTGCCGCAGGGAATACGCCATCCTACCCACCGTTCTATTGTGCCGATTTCCCCACCCCACACTGGCGATAGCAGGCTGTCAACGGCTGTTTGTCCAAGCAGGATAATGACGCTGGGGTTGTATTGTTCGATGGTATTGAAAAGGTTTGGGCGACAGGCAGCAATCTCGGCGGGTTCTGGTTTGCGGTTGTTTGGGGGGCGGCAGATGATTGCATTCGTTTTGATGCAGTCTTCGTCTAGATCAATGTCCAGCATGTCAAGGTGCTGGCGTAGCCTTTGGCCAGCATTCCCAACAAGTTGAATGCCCTGGGCGTCTTCGGTCTTGCCTGGGGCTTCGGCCACAATCAGAATACCCTTCTTGCCCTTCCCGGTTGGGGGCATCTTGGGGCTGTTGCACTGCTGGAAAAGCTTGCACTCGCCACAACGAGGAGTGCGGCTTTGAACAGGGCTTACCTTTGGCGCAGATAAAGTGAAAAACCCTTTGGCCACGCTACCCCCCAATCATGGCTTGTAGCAGTTGTCCCCCTTGCCGGACACAAACTTGGATTCCATTTGCTTTACAATGATGCTGCGGATGTCCGGTGGCACGTAGTCAGGCCCCTTTACCGTTTTGCCGTCCCCTTCTTTCTCCTGGCTCTTGGTCATGTTGGAGCGGTGCACTTCAGCAAATACTTGCTCGAGATCGATGCCGAACGTCACGGCAGCCCCGTACACCACATAAAGGATGTCTGCCAAGGCATCGGCCATCTCAACCAGGTCACCCTTGGAACAAGCGTCCAGGAATTCGGCAGCCTCGCTTACTACCAGCCGGGCACGGAACATACGAACCTCGGCTGTGTCCGTAGTAGGAGCCTTGGCTACCTTATGCCCATACTTCAAATGAAATGCCCGCACCATTTCTTGTTCGAGTGTCATTTCTTCTTCTTCCGCTTTTGTATGCGTACCAATCTAAAGTCAACCGGCCCAGTGCCTGGCTTCATTTTTTGGCCTGTGACTTTCTCAAACTCCTCTGCCGTAAAGGAAGCGGCACAGTTTAACCAAAAGCCTTCGTGCTTGATTGCCTCCCCCCGAATGATCACGTATCTGCCATGTTCACCATCGTCCCGGCAGACCTGGATCTTCTTGGCAATCCTACTCATTTTCGTTGTTCTCCTCGTATTTTGGTTCTAGCACTGTGACATACACGAATTTGCCCGCATCCACCCACATACGGTCTGCGGCTAGGTGGCATTCTTTGCTCCTAGCCAGCACGCTTTTCAGCATGCCTGGGGCGATGCGGAACTTTAGGCGTTCGCCGTCGTAGGCCAAACGCTTCACTTCCTTGTACCGGCCATTTTGCCCCTCACCAATTACGGTCAGCCGGTTCTTGTCAAGGCAAATCTCGATCTTGTCGTCTTCCACGTTGTCCTTGCTGAAGATCCTGGCAATATCAGCAGCCGCCTCGAGGCCGTCGGGCAGCACAAGCGGCTCGCCCCCAACCGTCACCACATCGTCCAGGTTCTCGTATGGCTCGTTATAACGACGGCAGGAAAGGGTAAGGCCCGCAGCATTACGGAAATGCACCCAGGTATCGGTCTCTGCACATTCCGTAGCTACCATGTTGACCAGATGAAGCATGGCCCGGCTGCGGATCAGCAGTTCGGAGCTAAAGCCCGTTGCCAGAGGGTAGCGGGTAGCTTGGACATTGTCGCAGGCTTCCATATACTCTGGGGTGATGTGAACACAGGTGAGGGCGAAGTATGCGTCTTCTTTGCTCACACACTGCCGCACAACCTCGGCGGCTTCGTTGAAGTCCGACGGAAGCTCCCACCAGTCGTTTTCGTCCGGCCATGGGATTTGATCTACTGCCAGCAGCACATCATGATGCATGCGGATGTCGGCCCCTCGCCGCTGGCCCTTTACCCGCATACACTGCTCACCAATCTCCAGCTCGATGACTTCTTCCGGCAACTTTTGCAGCAGCTCAAGCAGGGGCTTGGCAAGCACAGCACCAGTAATGTCCAGCTCGCACTCGGCCGAGCAAGCTATTTCGTCGTCGTATGTGAAAACCCGGCCGTCGCGGAAAGCGAAGCAGTCGGATTGCTCAATGGTGCCCTCGTGTGATAGCCCAGGTTGGACGGCCTCCAGGGTCTCCAGCACAGCCTTCCTATTAACTTTCATTATGGTCTCCCTATTCCCTTAAAATCTAGCAGCGAAGCTCACTTGAAGCTTTTCGCTGATGTGTGGACTTTGTCGAGTGTTTCGATTACTGCCTCTGCGTGCATGTGTGCTCGGCACGCATTGGCTGTCGTGATGACGCAGAACAGCAACGTAGCTAGTTGAAGCAATATCTGGAACATTTGTCGTGTCATTTTGTCTCCACAGGCGAATGCCCAATGTTCCAAAACATAACTGGGTCCGGCAGGCTATGGAGGTTTTCCACAAGCCACTGCCAACCCTTCAGATCGTAATACTGATGGCATGGGAATGGTGCTTCGATGTTGCCTGTTTCGTGATAGTCCCATTTGCCGTCGATGATCTGCACAGCACTGGCAGGAGAGCCAACCAGCCCACCGAACAACCGATGAGCCTTACTCATGCACTTTTGTAGCATTTCGGCAGCGTTTATGCCCTTGTGTACCAGTACCCCTACCAAACGCCCGTCACCGGGCTGCCAGCCCCGCATAAGGCCCGAGAAAATGGTGCCGCTGCCCATACAGGCCACTGTTGTCCCCCGCCGCAGCTCTGCCGGGCAAGCTTGCCAAACCTTAGCGGTTTCCTCAACTGTCTCTTGGAATGGGATGCCCAGGGGCAGCATTTCGGTTTTAGGGCCGTAGTGCTTGGTAAGGTAGTTTTTCCCCCTATACCAATTGATCTGATGTCGTGCAGCAGGCAGGGGTACTATCTCTGCCCCCACCTAACCCATTTCTGACGGTGGTGTTCAAGCCAAGGAAGGTCTTTGCGTTTCTCGGGGTGTTTGTAATCAGGTGGGAAGATAACTGCACGCATACCAAGCGAATGTGCCACCGCAGCAATGCCCCATCCAGCCATGCTTACAGTTGTCTCGGTGTACCCAACAGTTTCTAGCCCCTGGGTCTTTCGCAAACGCAAGTAAGCGTACAGCCCTCGAAGCTTGCTAAATGGGGGCCAGTCTTCCGGGGCACACAGGTCTTCGCGTTTCACGTAGACCGTGCGGCCCGCAACCTTGTACTGCTCTATGGGTGTGTTTAGTAGCATACCTATTATACGGTCGCTCATTGCCGAGAAGACTAAAAAAACCGGGGCGGCTAATAAAAACCGCCCCGGTTATCAGGTTCTACCGTTGTCGCGGGAAACGGTAGGAAGGGGAGGCTTAGTTCTTGATGGGAACCACCTTGCCAACCACGGTGATGTCCTTGCCGCTCTGGGCCACCAGGCCGATGTGCTTCAGCGCCCGCAACGTGTTGCGAAGGGCAAAGGCCGCTTCACGCTCGTTGTCTTTGCCCCCGCCTTCCACGTAGGTCTCGTTCGCGGCGGCAATGGCCTCCTCCACGGTCTGGGGGCCAGACAGCAGCACCTCGGCGCTCACGCCGTAGCGGTCAACGGTGGCTGCGATGGTTTGGGTCTTTTTCACCGGCTTGGCAGGCTTCTCCCCAATCTTCGGCGCGGGCTTCGGGGCTTTCTTCACCGGGGCGGGGGCCTCCTCAACTTCGGCCTCCTCCTCAGCCTCTTCGGCTTCCGGCTCTTCCTCAGCCTCGGGCTCTTCCGGCTCCTCCTCAACGATCTTGGGAGCAGCCTTGGCAGCCGCCTTCACCGGGGTCTTCTTAGCGGGCTTGGCAGGGACCTCCTCAACTTCGGCCTCCTCGGCCTCAAGCTCTTCGATCTCAACGCTGCCACCAGCCTGGATGGCGTTCAGGATGTCGTCGAGCAGGCTGCTGTCATCATCCGGCAGTTCTGTGGTGTCCATGTCGGCAACGAACTTGGGCAGGTTGTCGATCTTCTTGCTGATCTTTACGCGGTCCCACTTGTCCGCGCCCTTGAAGCCGAGTGAAACAAACAGGGAAACAACAGCGTCCCTGCTAACAGAGAGGGAATTTTCAGCGGTCATGTTTTGGTCTCCAAAAAAAGGGGTTTAGCTGTTCTCTGTGGCACTTGCCACTCATTGCACGGTGTATTATACGATTGCCGCTCGGCAAAGCAACTCACTTTTTTGCGATTTTTTTGCGTTTTTGTCTCTCCCTGGCGGCATCGCGTGCCTCGTTTGCCCGGTCAGCCCACCGGGTATTTTTAGCTACAGCCCATATCTCCTCAGGGCTGCGGCAGTCACTAATCATGTCGTCGAGAAAGTCTTCGAATGTTCGAGTTTCTGTGCTGCTCATGTGTCCCTTCTTTCACGTTTTGAACCTGTTACCACAATCTAAACAGACCCACCATGTAGCCTTAGCTTCATCCTTGCCAAGGAGGCCAGCCAGAAGCCCAAGTGGCCCAAGGAACAACAGTGCGGCCAAGCCTAAACCAACGCTGTACCCATACTTTTCAACTTCTATGGGCTTGACGTTTGTTGACTTGCATCTCCTTTTCGGGCATTTAATTGGTTCTTTTTCTTTCTTCCTAAAGCAGCCAAGGTCTAGGCGAAAGGATTTCATTACTATATCTCCCTAAATGACACCAACTGCATTAAAGTAGTTGCGGTAGTGATAGGCAATCAGGCAGATCCCGAAAAACCTACCAGCAACTCACCACGGCAGGATTAGCCAAAGCAAGGCATCCAGCAACGTGCACACACTTCGTTTCACTGTAAGCACCATCTCGCCGCACCACCCAGTTGAGTCGAGTGATACCTAGATCCTTCTCTTCGATAGTCTGGTTGAGGCCCACCATTCCGGTCACATGTGCAAGCTTGCGTTTGTCTTCGCTGAAGTTGCTACGGGTGATAATATTCTTGCGGTAGGCATCAGCATCAGACTGGGTTGCTGTAACCACAAGGCAATGAAGGCTTTGGCTCAGTGCCCGCATCTGTTTCCAAGTTTCGTTGATTTGGTGCCGTATGTCAATCCTGTTGTTGTCACTGGCCAAAATATCAGCATAGTCAATAACCACAACATCTGGCACCCAGCCTTCCCGTTCCCAGCCTGCCAAGATACCTTTGATGCCACTTATACTGATACTGCTGTTGGGGTGGCATGATAGTTTCCAAAGCGTGCTATTTGTCTTTAGCTTGGTGATTAGTTCTTGGCACGCCTTGTTGGCACGCCTCCAGCTAAGTGGGGCAGAAAATACCTTTTCCTTGTACTCTACTTCGGCCGTCCAACTTCCCTTTTGCCTGGAGATCATTACCGGGTAGTTAGCTGTGCATGGGACTAGTGGGTGCTTTGATACCCGGCACATAAGCCGACGCATAACCTGGGCTTGGCTCAAATCGCCACACTCAAAGAAAGCTACCCTGCGTCGTGCCAGCAAAGCACGGTAGGCTATTTCCGCAAGCCAATAGCTCTTGCCGCGCTTGTCCGGCCCCATGATGCCTATAAAGCCGTCCCGTTCTAGGGTCGTACCAAAGAACTCACCTAGGGCACCTGGGAACGTAACTAGTGCTTCGCTTTTGGCCTCGAACGCTTCGCGAATAGCTTCGGTGTCATTTAACACGTCCACACCGGCCCCAACACCAAGCTCAACTTTGTTCCAGCTAGCCACTCGTTCTATTGCTTTGGTAAGATTACCAGAGGCTATGTCGGACTGAATGGCCTCAGCTAGTGCCTCCATCTGCACGGTGTTGAAGTGACGGCCAGCAAGGTCGATCAAGTACTCAGCGTTCAGATCCCCGGCAGCTTCGTACTCATCCGACAGCGTTTCTAGAAAGTCGCCGATCAGGTGGACAACAGTCTTGTTGTTGGCCGTCTCAGCCCAGGTGTTGTATAGTGACTGTATCTCCTTTTTGGGTGGTGCGTCATACTTTGATAGGTATTCAACACACCAATTGCCCACAAGGTTACACCAAGGGCTACGGAACAT